CTGGAGCAAACACTGGACAAGGTGGTGGCGGAGGTGGTGCAAGTCAAGCTGGAACTCCTGGATCTAATTCAAGTGGTGCTGAAGCCGATGGTGGCAATGGTTCTTCTTCATCTATAACTGGTTCTTCTGTAACTTACGCAGGAGGTGGTGGAGGTGCTGGTAGAGGTGGCACAAGGGAAGGTGATGGTGGCTCTGGAGGTGGTGGACCTGCCTCTAATGGAACTGGAACAAGTGGAACTGCTAATCGTGGTGGTGGAGGTGGTGGCTCAGGTAGTAGTACTGGTTCATCAGGTGGTTCTGGTATTGTTATATTAAGTGTGCCAACGGCAAATTATTCAAACTCTAAAACTGGTTCACCTTCTGTTTCAACAAGTGGTAGTAATACTATAATGCAATTTACTGGATCAGGGAGTTATACTGCGTAATGGCACATTTTGCTAAAATAGGATCTAATAATCTTGTAGAAGAAGTAGTTGTAGTAAATAACGAAGTTATAACAGATACTGATGGTGTTGAACAAGAACAGTTAGGTATAGATTTTTTAACTAACTTAACTGGACATACAAATTGGAAAAAAACTAGTTACAACACATTAGCAGGAGCACATAAAAACGGTGGGACTCCTTTCAGAAAAAATTATGCAGTTGTTGGATATACTTATGATGCAACAAGAGATGCTTTCTATGAGTCACAGCCATTTACATCATGGACTTTAAATGATGCCACTTGTATGTGGGAAGCACCATTGAGCCTACCTAGTGATGCTAGTGATGAAATTATATACGAATGGAATGAGGATCTTTATCAATCCGACAATACAAAAGGTTGGGTTCTTCGTGAGTTTGAATAAAGATTTCATACATAGTTGGACAATGCCAGAGTATATATGTGATGAAATATTACATTATTATCACAATAACACTGATTTACATAAAGAAGGCGTGATTGAATATGGTAACTCTAAAAGAGTTAGCAACGATAAACAAGCAACTGAAATACATATATCCCCAGATAATAATGACAGACCTTTTGGTGATTACCGAAGTTTTTTACAAAAAGGTTTAAATGAATATTGTGAGGAATATCCTCATGTAAATAATATGTACTCTTTTAATGTGACAGAAACATACAACATACAACATTATAAAAAAGATGAAGGTTTTAAAATTGAACATTTTGAAAGAACTGGTCAATTTGATTATACAATTAAGCGTTGTTTAGTGTTTATGACTTACTTAAACGATGTAGATGCTGGTGGCACTAAATTTATATATCAAAATAGAACTATCAAAGCACAAAAAGGTAAAAGTCTTATCTTTCCATCTGATTGGACACACACTCATGTAGGACAGATATCTTCAACACAAGAAAAAACTATTGTTACTGGGTGGTTTAGTCATCTTTGGTAAATTTAACAATGAGGACAGAAGTGCAACTAATTGAAACAGATAATCAAGAAAGTACATGGGAAAACGCAATATATCCATATTGGGTTTTTGAAAATGTTATCAATCCAGAAGTTTGCCAACAAATAATTACTTTAGGTAAAGATAAATGGATGAAAGCTCAGATTGGAAGCAAAAAGAGAATAGACACAAAAACAAGAAGAACAGATGTTGCATGGTCTAATGATGATTGGCTTTACAATATTTGTTGGCATTATCTGCATACAGCAAATAAAAATTCAAACTGGAATTTTGAAATAAGTTCTTGTGAGCCAATGCAAATCACTAAATATAAAAAGAATGGACACTATGATTTTCATCAAGATGGTAATGGCTTTACTAGATTTGATAATCCAAAGAATAATTTTCTTCACGGTAAAACAAGAAAACTGTCTATGACTATTGTTTTAAATGAAGATTATGAGGGTGGAGAGTTTGAGTTTTTTGATGACAAAAGTCTAATAAAAGAAAAGATAGGAACTGTTATAGTTTTCCCATCTTATATGGTACATAAAGTTAGACCAGTTACAAAAGGAACTAGGTATTCATTAGTAGCGTGGTTTTGTGGAGAACCTTTTATTTAGAGCATGAGAGGATAAGATTATGCCTTTAACAAGTTTAAAATTTAGACCTGGTATTAACAGAGAAATAACCTCTTACTCTAACGAAGGTGGGTTCTTTGATTGTGAAAAAGTTAGATTCTATGCAGGCTTTCCAGAAAAAATAGGTGGTTGGGTTAAAGCAACTGACAACACTTATCAAGGAACAGCCAGAGCTTTACACAACTTTGTAGCATTAGATGGTTCTAATTTTCTAGGTGTAGGTACACATTTAAAATATTATTTAGAAGAGGGTGGTAATTTTTTTGACATTACTCCCACTCGTAAAACTTCCACAAACAGTATAACTTTTTCTGCAACTGATGGTTCTGCTGAACTTACAGTTACAGACTCAACACACGGAGCAATAGCAAATGACTTTGTTACAATATCTGATGCAGTAGGTTTAGGTGGTAATATTACAGCCTCTGTCTTAAATACAGAACATCAAATAACGTCTATTGTTAACGCTAATTCTTATAAGATAACAGTAAGTGCAACGGCAAATTCATCTGACACTGGTAATGGTGGTTCTGGTGTAGACGGTGTTTATCAAATCAATGTTGGTCTTGACACTGGTGTTGGTGGTAATGGTTGGGGTGCTGGTGGTTATGGTGGTGTAAACTCTGATCTCACGACATTTGGTTGGGGAAATGCAGCAACGAGTGGAACGACTGCTGAGCTTCGTTTGTGGACTCATGATAATTTTGGAGAGGATTTGTTAATTAATCCAAGAGACGGTGCTATCTTTTTATGGGATAAAACAAACGGAACTGGTTCAAACGCAGTTAATATAACTAGTTTATCTGGTGCTTCCAACGCACCCATAATAGCAAAACAAGTTTTAGTATCAGACATTGACAGACATGTGATTGTTTTTGGAACAAACACGATAGGAACAGCAACGCAAGATCCATTACTTATTCGTTTTGGCTCTCAAGAATCTGTAACAGATTTCACTCCAACTGCCACAAATACTGCTGGTGATTTAAGATTGAGTAGTGGATCTACTTTTATACAAGCAGTAGAAACAAAACAACAAATACTTGTTTACACAGATAGAAGTTTATTTAGCATGAGATTTATCGGACCTCCGTTTACTTTTGGTCTACAAGAATTATCTAAGAACATCACAATTATGAGTCCAAAAGCTGCCGTTGCAGTAGATGATGCAGTGTTTTGGATGGGTAAAGATAATTTTTATGTATATGGTGGGCAAACGCAACAATTACCATGCACGGTTAGAGATAAAGTATTCTTAGATTTTAACACAACGCAGGCAGATAAAGTTGTTGCTGGAGTTAATTCTAAATGGGGTGAAATATGGTGGTTTTATTGTTCCGCTAGTTCACAAGAAAACGATAAATACGTTATTTATAATTATTTAGAAAAACTATGGTACTACGGATCTTTGTCTAGAACTGCTTGGCATGATAGAGGTATTAGACAGTTTCCAATCGCGGCAGGTTCTCCTAACTTATTTCATCATGAAAGTGGTAATGATGATGATGGATCTGCGATGACCGCATCAATAGAATCTAGTCAAATAGATATAGGTGATGGATATCAATTTTCATTTATAAAACAATTAATACCAGACATTACATTCAATGGATCTACGTCTAATACTGGTAATCCAACAGCCACTTTTACGTTACAAGCAAGAAAAGGACCTGGTAGTACTTATGCTAATAATTCAGGTGGGTCAAGTGAAAGAACTGCAACAGCACCAGTAGAACAATTTACTGATTTAATTAATCTAAGACTTAGAGGAAGATCTTTTAACATGAAGCTCGAATCAACGGAACAGGGCGTAGCATGGAAACTTGGAACACCAAGAGTTGATATTAGACCAGATGGGAGAAAATAATGTCTTCAAGAGATCTTGCTTCACCAAGACTACCTTTACCGATTGGAGAGGTCGATCAAACATACATTATTGATCTAGTCAGAGCCTTAGATTTTTTCATACAACAATCTGATAATCCAGGTGAAGGAAGAAACACTAAGATAGTGTTTACAAATATGCCGACAAGTGATGTAGGTTTAGAAGAAGGAACCTTGTATAGAATCGGAAATGATGTTAAAATAAGTTTAATAAACATAGCAGGTGTTGACGGATCTTCTGGAACTGCTACATTGGGTAGTGTTACTGTATCGGTGTCTTAATGGGTATATTTAAAAGTTTTAAAAAAATTCTTAAAAAGGCAGCACCAATAATAGGTGGCACTATAGGTTTTGCCATGGGTGGTCCATTAGGTGGTTCTTTGTTTGCTGGTCTTGGAACTGGCATAGGCTCGTTAGTAGCAGGTGCAGATCCAGATGACGCATTGAGAAATGCACTTATTGGTGGTATTGGTGCTTATGCAGGTTCTAAGTTTTTTGGGCCTGGTACTGGATCCGCGGGTGCAGATGCTGCCACTGGAACACAAGCTGTTACAGATGCCGTTACAAGTTCTGCTACTGGCAATCCAGTCGGTGGTATAGCAGGTGCAGGTCCTTTCCCAGCAGTCACACCATCGCCAGATCCTTCATTTTTTCAAAAAGCAGTAGATTTTGCAAAACAAAATAAATTAGCAACTGCTGCGGGTATAGGAACTTTAGCTGCAGCTGGTGCAATCGAAGAACCAGAGCAAGAAGTATTTAAACAAAGACCAGACCCAGTTGGCACATCAAGATTAGGTCTTGGTTTTATTGGCGATAAAAGTTATGATCTAGATGATGACGAGGATAGAAAAAAATATTTTGAAGATTTGAGAAAACAAGAAGAAGACAGAGATAGAGTAGGAATAATGGCTGCCGCTGGTGGTGGTGAAGTTGAAGGGCCTGGAACAGGTACAAGTGATTCTGTACCAGCAAGATTATCAGATGGTGAGTTTGTATTAACTGCAAAGGCAGTTAGGGGTGCAGGCGGTGGAGACAGAGACATTGGAGCTGCAAGAATGTATGAAATGATGT